GTACTAATACATTCCCTTCCCTTCCCTTCCCTTCCTCCCTGCCGGTGGGGCACGCGTGTTTGCACTGTGCTTTCACCACTGCCTGCCGGTGGGGGACGGGTGCTGACGGGTGCGGCACGCGTGGGCGACGCGTCAAATGACGGGTCGGGCAATACGCTTTCGGACTCCCTTGGGTTCAAGTGCTGATGCCTGGAAAACTGCGGAATGTAGGCCAGGCCGTCGCCGTACAGGCGCACCAGATCGGCGGCAACAAGCTCGTTGCACAGGTCGGTAATGTTCAGTGTGTCGTCGGGGAAGTAGCGCCGTTTGAGCATTTGCGGCTTCCACAGAAGCCGGCCACACCTGTCGGCCTCGCACCAAAGCGCGATGTAAAGCAATCTTCCCCATGGGGATAGATTCACAATATCGTCGGACGTGAAAAATTCCGGCTTGATTGTCCTGATTCTGGCCACGTGTGCTCCCGTGGAAAATTAAGCGTGTGCAGCGGTAGCGCGGGGCTTGGTGGGGTTGCGGGCTGCGGCTGAGCGTCGAGCCTTGGTGAGCGTTGCCTTGGCTTCTTTGGCGGCGACTGTTGCAGCCTTGAGTCTCAACAGCCGCAGTTCGTTGCGCTTGATGGCCATGGCCTGGCTCGAAACCATAATGGCCTCAATCGTGAGAACGTTGCCGCTGGCAACAATGAGCCGGTGCGCCAGGTCGGCGCCTGGGCGCTTGCGGTACAGGATGATGTGCGACAGGTAGTTCACGTTTGTGAGGGCCTTCTTGGCCAGGCGCTCAATTGCCCCTGAGCCAAACTTTTCGTTGTAGATGAACAAGTCCATAGAATCCTTTTCGTCCTCAGAAAGTTACCATAAAAGTATTGCACCCGGCCTAATATAACATTTCGGTAGTGAAGATGGGACGAAGTTGTGTTTTTATTTTTCGGCACTTCTTCGCAAAGAATTACAGTTCGTTGATGGCGCTCTTTGTTGACCAAGTGCTTCCAAGTCACCCAAGTCACATTAAAGACAACATTAAAGACAACATTGGCCTTAAGAAGGTATACCAAAATAGTTGAAACAAACAAAAAAGAAAAAAGTAGTGTACTATTTCGGTCGTGACAAATCTTTCCTCAACGACAACAAGCAAAAGCAGAGCGTTTATGGTCCATTCGATTTCACTGGCCCAGGGGGCCACAAACTCCCGGTCAGACACTAGGCAAATGAACATGCTGAAAACGACTTCGCAAATTCGGTACGAGAATTTTGATCGCCAATACGAGGCGTTCAAAGTAGAGGTGTGGCGCAGCTTTCCTGACGAACCTGAAAAGGGAATGCTCAGGAAATTCGCGGTGAAGGCGGGGCTCACAGACGCCTATTGCAGCCACATTAAATGCCGGCGTAAGCCAATGGGTGCGCGCACTGCCAGGAAGGTTGAAGGAGCTCTCGGGCTGCCTGCGAACTTCATGGACCATGACCATGCCGGCCTTTCGGCCTCTGCGGTTGGCGCCCTCACAAACCCGGTAACAACTGCCGCCGGCGTGCTGGTGCCGCCAGGGTCGCAAGACTTGGTTGACATGATGTTGGCCATGTTTGAAATCAGCCCCGAACAAACGCGCGCTGAAATCACGCGCCTGGTGCTGGCGGCGTTGAAAAAACCCAAGTAGCGCGGGCGAACCGATGACTACCAAAAGGGGGCTTAGGCTCCCTTTTTTTGATCTAGATTAGGGTAACCCCCTAGGTGTTTTTATTACAAATCGGTAGGTAACGTACAGTAAAAGTCGTAAACTTTCGTCCCCGGCAATTAATACTGTTTCTGTTTCCCAGGAGGCTGTATGTCTGTTTCCCAGGAGGGAGGGTCTATGACCCCCGAAAAAACTGCCTTGATCGGCTTGTTGAATAAAGTGCCGGCAGAAGCCCGGCTAAAGTTACTTGAAGCAACGGCGAAGATCGCGGGGAAAAAAAATTGCCGAAGCAACGGCAAGGACCATGGGGCGTCAAACGTCCCGCCAAACGGCAAGACGTTTCCACCAACCTGACGCGCCGGTAGCTGCCAAGTGCTGAGCCTCATGCAGCACGCTCCACACCCTCATGTAAACCACATGCCGCCATTCGGGGCATGAGTTTTTGAAGTTGCCGTAGTCAATACCCCGTGCGGCGCGCACCACAGCCTTGTCCACGGCCTCACGATCCGCTTCCATGCGGTAGCGATAGTCCCGGTCTTTGGTTACTGTTTCGCGTTTTTTCGTTTGCAAGAAACGGCCCACGTCACCAGAGAAGCGCCCGCGCACAATGAGCGTGCCAGGCTTCTCCCAATGCTCCACAATGGACACGAAGCTGCTGTTGGTCATGATCCACATTTACGCAGCCTCCAAATCCAAAATCTGTTCTTCCCAGGCGTTCAGGTGCTTTTGGCTTCCCCAACAGGCGCTCGGACATTCGTTGTAAATGTAGGCGACAGTGGCCGACAGTGCAGTCAGGTTTTCGTCGTCGGCGCGCGCGCAGGCTTCAAACAGGTCGTTGGCCAGCACGGCGGTAACGAAATGCCCGCACGGCTGCGCGTATTTCACCCATGCGTCGATGGCGGCCTTGGTGCGCTCGGGCACCGTAATGCCGCGGAATGTAAAAGTGGTCATGCTGGCTGTCCTTGGGGTTGTTTTGGTTGTTCGGCTTTGGTGGCTTCGGTGGCTTCGGTGGCTTCGGTGGCTTCGGTAGCGTCTGGCGTGAGCGGGTCCCATGGCGCCACGGCGGCCACGTGGCGGCGAATCAGGCCGTCAGGCTTGGCCGGCAGGGCCAGTAATTTGGCGCACTCAGGGCAATAAAAGTGTGTGCAGGTAGGGTCGGCTTCAAAATCGCTTTTTGCGTCGTCTGGCAGGGTTTGCCCGGTGCCTGGGCATAGTTTGGCGCTCATGCTTGCACCCGCATGGCGTAGGCAGCCAGCACGTCGGCAGCGTCGGGGTAGTTGGCCGGGTTATTTGCCCCTTGGGCGTCCCAAATAGCCCCTTGCAGGGCCTTTAGTGCTTGGGCGGCCCCTGGTATACCCCCTTCGGCGCAAAACTCCACAAAATGAACGGCAGCTTGGGCGCCGGCCAGCAATTGGCGGGCGCCAGCGTAGAGCTCGGCGTCGGCTACGCTTTCGGGGTCGGTTACGTCACCAACAAGCGCCAGAACGGCGCCGGTGTTGCGGCACAAAACCGCAGCGTGTACCGTGCGCGGCGGCATTGTTGAAACGGTTTCGCCGCGGTCGCCGCTAATGATGCGGATTTGCGGCCCGTGCGGCAGCGTTGCCTTGGCCTCAAGTGTGGCTGTTCCCGCATACGGCATGCGCAGGCGTGACCCGCAAAAGTAGCCGTAAGACTTGGCGAGCAGGTTGTTTATGTTTGTGTTCATGGTGATGTTTCCAATTCAAAAGGGTAGTGGTTGCTTGTCAATCCATTTGTTGTAGTTGTTGCGCCAGCGCCGGGCCCGCCACTCTTTGCGCCCGGCCAGGGCGGCGGCCCGCACGGCAGCGCCCAGGGCAGAGAAAAACTCGCGTGTAGCTTTCATGCCGTCACCCCGCTAATTTCCTTTTTGTGTTCGCTGTAGCTGGCAACAGTGATTTGCTTGTTGTGAAACTCGATCAGCGCGTCTTCCATGGTGATCGGCGTCCAGCCGTCGTCGGTCAAACCCTCAAGGCTCAACAGTTCGAGCGGACAGGCCAGCACGGAGCCCCACCACTGCGACGGCTCGGCGCCCATGCCCATGCCGGCAACAGCCAGCGTTACGCGCTGCGGCTCACGTATGCGGGCCACGGCTGCGATTTGCGGCCACTTGCGCACGTCGTATTCAACGTCAAACCCCAACGCAAAGCGGTACAGCCCAATGCGGTCCCGCAACAGGTCCACGTTGAAGATTTTTTCGCCGGTGGCCGGGTTCATCATGGGCTTGCACGCGCTGGCCTCGTAGATCGGGTTTTCAGAAAACCAGAGAATGCCCTGCTCATGCGTAGCCCACGGCGGAACAGCCGACGGCGCCAAATGTTCAGCCTTGGCAATGCCTTGCAGCTTGTGGCCGCACGTGTAGTGGTAAAGGGTAACGGTCATGTGAGCTCCTAAAATGGTAGTGGACAAAGTTAAAGCGATTTGACGCGGGCCATGAGGTCGGCAGCGGCTTTGGTCGCCTTAATGTCGGCGCCGGGGTCGAGCGGTTTTTGTGGTGCGGCCTTGCATGCCCGTGCATAGGCAATGGCGCGCAGGCTGGCGCGGCTTGCCCGGTCCAACTTTGCGGGGTCGCCCTGGCTGGAAACAATTTCGTTCAGGTTTTCGAGGACGCTCATAATCACGTCGGCTGGCGTGAAGTCTTTGGGCGGCGCCTTCGTAAAGCCGGAATTGATTTCGCAAATAACCTCGGCCAAATTGAGCGCCAGCGCAACAACGTGCGTAGGGTCCGCGTCGTTCGTGAGGCTGTTGGCCAGCACAGCCATTCTTGGGTCGTAGTTCACGACGCGTGTGGTTTTGTTGTTCATGATTTGCTTTCGGTTTGGTGAAGGGTGAAAGGTGAAAGGTGAAAGGTGAAAGGGTCGGGTTATTTGCTGGCTTCGATTTCGGCCAGCTTTGCGTTTACGAATGTTGCGGCTGTTGCGGCGTCGGTGCAGGTTTGAAAACCCATCACATCGCCGTCCTGTTTGTACGGCGTCGTTTCCGGCCATACTGCGGCGCCGAAAGCCGAATGAATTTTCGCGTCAATGTGAGCCTTAACTGCAAAGCCGACGTGACGCGGAAAACCCATGATCGTCATGCTGCTGGCCAGCGTTGAAAGGTCGAGCGGTGAGCGCGCCTGTTTCAACGTGGTCGTCATCATGAAGTTTGGCGTTTTGTATTTCGGGTTCAGGCCAACACTGGCATACGCTGCAATAATTTCTACGGCATAACCGGCGTCGGTCAGGAGCTTGGTAAGCGCCAGGGCGGCAACCCCGCGCCATGCCTGCTCTGTTGCCAGAACTTTGTGATTCCCGTTTATTGCGACAACCAACCGGATGATTTTTGGAGCGCGGCCAGCTTGGCGCGTGGTGCGGCTAAATGCCCGGTCAATCGTGCCGGCATAAACGCGCTGCATGTCCACACTGTCGCCAGCGTCGCCCCAGGCGCGCCGGCGCAGGCGCGAAACCGGCGGCTTAACGCTGGCGGGCAGCTTGGCCAACAGGGCTTCAATCATGTCAATGCCGGGCGCGTAGCCGTGGCTTAGGGCGCTCATTACGGCAGCCGTGCCCCCTTCAATGCCGTGCCAGGCCAGGGCGCCTTTTTTCTTAATCGCAAAGTCGCCGTTGATTGATTCCAGGGTGTCGGCGTTTTCGTTCACTTTGGGCAGCCGGCCAACAGCCGCGGCCAGCATGTCTTCCAGGCTGTCGAAATGCGCAGAGTGCCATTTAGCGGCGCCGGGTGTTGTGTCGGGTGTTGTGGCCAGCGGTGCCGCGCGTCCGGTTGTTGCAATTTGAAGGGCTGTTGTCATGGTAATGCTCCTGAAATGGTAGTGGTGACAGGCAAATCAATAATCAATAAATTCCGGCTTTGCTGCGCTCGTCACGGGTCCAACCGCTCAGCAGGTCGTTTTTAATTTCGGCAATCGGAATGCCAGCCTTTCGGGCGGCAATGCCTTTTTGCAGGGCGCGCGTTGAAACAATCCGGTTCAGCTTAGCGGTCGCCACTTTGGCGCGCAGGCTTTTCACCCAGGCGTGAAACTCCTTGCAATCGTCGCCAGCGTCGCCCAGGTCCGCGGTCCACTTCGTTACGTGCGCACTCTTGCCAACCATGCGCGCTTCAAAGGCTTCGTCATAGCCCATTTCGACAACGTAGAAGCGGTCCAGTGTGGCGCCGTCGAGCACGTTGGCACTGGCGTAAACGTAGTCCATACCGGTGCCAAAAGTATTGCAGGCGGCCAGCACGGCGGCGTCCTTGCCGCGGCGCACTGTGGGCGCTTTGCGGCGCTGTGGCACGTTCAGGTAATCGTTGGCCAGGGCGCTATTGCCAATCATAAGCATATTGGCGTCGCCGCGGTCCATTTCGTCAAACAGGAAAACCGAATTGCCGCCTTCGTACAGGTCCACAAATTGGCTCGAAACGTACTCGAATTTTCCAGCGTCCCCGACAGGCATCAACCAGCCGATCAATTGCGCTTCGCTGGCGCCAGCGGTAAAGCTGAGAGAACCAAAATCGCGGCCCAGGGCGCGCGCCACTTGTTCGGCCAGGTAGGTTTTGCCAGAGCCCGCAGGGCCAACCAACATCACATTCAGACCCGCACTGGTTAGGCGCAGCACTTTTTCAAACATGGGGTGGAAAAATTCGCCGTCAAGTTTCGCCACAATTTCGCCGGCTGTTTTCACGGTCAGCGTTACGGCTTGGCTTTTGTCGGCGGCCAGGGCGGAAACTTGCGCAGCCAGGGAAACAAAATTCAGGGCGGCTTTTGCTTGCGTTTCTATGGTGTCATTGCGCAGGGTTTGCAGGTCTTCCACAACTGGTGCAACGTGCTCAGCTACCAGGGCGCCAACAGCGGCCAGGTCAAGCGGCGCGGCGGCGGTAGCGACGCCCATGGCGGCCATAATGGCAGCGGCCAGGGCGGCGGCCTTGTCGGTCGCTGCGGTCGCTGGTGCGGTCGGTGCGGCCACGGGCACGGGCACGGGCACAACAGCCGGCGCCGGCTTCGGCACTGGTGCCGGCTTGGCCACGGGTGCCGGGTCGGCCACGGGTGCCGGGTCGGCGTACGCTTCCATAACTTTGGCGGCGGGCTCGGTAAACCATGGGTCAGCTTCCACAACAGCCACAACAGCCACAACAGCCGCAGGCGCCACGTCGGCAAGCTTTGCCACGGCAGCGTCAACCAGGGCGTCAACCGTGCACGTGCGGCCCTCTGCGGCGCGCTTGGCCCGTATTGCGGGCACGTCGGCAACAGCCGCGGCAACGTCGAACGGCTTAATTTTTCCGCCGGCAATGTATATCAGGTCCCCCAGGGCGCCGTCAAAATCAGGGTGTGCCAGCATGGCGTCAAACAGTTCAGCATGCGGGCGGGCGGCCAGCATAATGCGCATTTCGGGCAGCGTTACGCGGTCCCAATCGGCCTTAACTCCGAAACCGCGCAGCAACTCAGCGCAGCCGGCTTTGTTCACTTCGCGCAGGTTGAAAATGGCGCCAGCCGGAACTGCTGTTTTTTCTGTTGCTTTCACTTCCATGTCCATGGTAATCCTTGGTAGTTTACGGAAGCAAAATCGCTACCGTGTCGCTATTATATACCGTTTCGGTAGCGGTCATAAAGCCAGGGGAAACCCTCGGTTTGGTACTGTATGAAACAACAGTTTTCCTTGTTTTCCCTGTCTTTGTCGGCGCCAGCCGCGGCAGACCCGCGGCGCAGCGTGGCCTGGTCGCGTTCGATCTGCTCGTTGGCCACGGCCTCGGCTTGTGATTCGGCGGCGTCGTAGCGGTAGGTGTCGATGTTCATAGGGTCCGCCCAACGGCCTCGCTAACCAAAGTCATAACCAATTCCACGGCCTGCGCTCGTTGCCCGCAAAGCGCCAGGGTGTCGATCTGGTTCAATTCGGCTGGCGACACATACAGCCCCTCGCCGGCGGCTTGCTCAATGTCCTGTGGCTTCTGGTGGCGCAGGTACTCGTAAATGTCCGCAATGTTGAATTCGTCCAGGGACACTTCGACTTCGGCAAAGTGAGTGGGCGCGCGATACCGTCGTGCGGCAAGTATCTCTTTGGTCATGGCTGTTCTCCTGTTGTTTCGTTGTCGGGGCTTTTCCACCAGCCAGGGAACCGCTCGGTGTATTCGCCCTCAATGGGGGTGATGCGTTTGGACAGCCGCTCGAAGCCGGCTATACCCTTACTGGTGTGCTTGTTCATGGTGAAGTAGGCCAACACATAGTCATGCGTGCTGAGCTCGGCACCGTTCTTTGGATATTGTCTGCTTCCCCTGGTGACTGTTGGCCTGCGCGTTTTGGTTTTTGCTTGTGCAGCCAACAGTCCGTTGACCTCGGCCACACGCATGGCCTCACGGTAGGCGTCAGGGTCGGCAATCGGTACGGCGTGGTATTGCTCGGCATGCTTCAACATGTCGCGCCAATCAATGCCGGCACCGCTCACGGTGAACCGCGCGCGGCCTTGGGTAATAACTTTCATGGTCGCAGCGCCCAGGTTTTGCCAACTCTTGCTATCACCCCGTCCGACTCAAGACGGGTCAACATGGTGCGCGCTGCCAGGGTGCCAATTGGCGCGGCAAGCTGTAGGCCACGCACCGACGGTTTCACCACGCCGGCCTGAACACCGTTCCTGATGCTCAAATACCGGTCGTCCGTGCTTATGTAGAGCGGCGCGCTTATTACTGTGCTTTCAGGTGTGCTTTCACTCGCAGCACGGGCAAGCACACCCGAAGCGCCAAACATCACTATGCCCATAATTGAGATCAGCATGGCGCGCGATACGCTGTAAATGACAACACCCTGTTTCCCGAGCACGTCGGCCAGCGAAGGCTTGGCGTTGAGCGCTCCAATGTTCGCCAGGGTCGGCGCAAGCTCACGTTCGATGGTGGCCGCCTGGGCGAGTGAGGCCGCGCCTAGCTGACGGGTCCACGCGCTGGTGCTCTCGCTTTGGGCCATGCCGTTTTTGCGTAGGGCGTTGGCTGTGGCGCGTTGGTTGTCGATGGAAAGCCGCAGGTCTATGCTCTGCGACTTTTCGGCTGTTACGGCGTCGAACACCGCAACCTGGGTCGCATAGATCGTGACCGACTCAAAAGCCAACAGCACCAGGCCGCTGGCAATCAGCTTGAACCGCAGGGCCCGCAGTTGGTGCCTGGGCAACAGTGCGGCAACAAAGAAGGCGGCGAGCTCGGTAACAGTCATGAGCACGCCGGCGGATATTAGGGACTCGCGCAGCAGGTCGTCAGTTTCGAGCCGGTTGAGCCCGAATATGAAAAACCGTGCCGTCACGTAGCTTGACGCGATCCCGATAATGCCGGTGGCCAGGGCCAGCATGGCGTAAGCCCAACGGGGCAGGCTCATGCTGCGCACCCTCCTGTTGCTTTGGCGATGGCGGCACGGGCCGATGCCAGCATGACGGCTTGCATGTCGGCGTCCGGTGCCCATCCATGGGAAAGCTGCACTTCCAACAGTTGCAGCGTTTCGAGCATGAAGGGCGATGCTGCGATCAGTTGGGCGTTGGCTGAAACGTCACCCGATCCACAATCGCGTACTTCTGCAAGGTAGCCGGGTTTGCCTCCTGCGATCATGTGCATGCCCGTGGTTGGTGATCCGTTTGTCTTGTGGTATTTCCACGGGCCCGGTGTATGTGCTGTTTTCATTTCGTTTGTTCCTGAAAAATATATTCAATGGCTGAGTGCTTCATGACGTAGCACGGGCGGCTGTTCCATTTGCTGCGATACCAGCGCACGTGCCAATCACTGGCCATGCGCAGGCCACCGTCACGGCGGGCGCCTACGCTGTAGCCCAGGGCGCGGGCAACGTCGTGCCAGTGGCAGCGGCGGGCGAATGTGGCAAATCCAATCTCGCGCGCCGTGTCCATCATTTCGTGAAGGGCCGGCACGTCGGCTAGGGATAGTCCGACGCACGTGGTTATGAGAGCGGCCTTCATTCCGGCTTTTCCAATGCGGCACGGGCGCGCTCAATGCGGCGCTCAAATGATTTGTTTTGCAGCAGTGTTATGGCGGCATCGCGCATGGCGGCTTCTTTGATGTTGGTCGCTGATTCGGGGCCGCCTGACCATGTGGCGCGGTTGCTGTACGCGATGTTGATAAGCTCACTTTTGGCGTCTTCCACAGTGCCGAAAGTCGAAAGGCGCGCCAGCAGGTAACGCTCGGTCGCTCGGTGAAGCGCATCGACTGCCTCGTTAATCGCGCGCTCCGCAGCACGCAAGGCTTCGGCAGCTTCGGTTTCGATGGCAAGCAGGTCTTCCCAGGCTTTTTGATTTATGGTTTTTGTCATGATGTTTATTCCTTTCCAAGTGAATCAAGGTTGAACCAGTGGCCACGATCTGGCAGGGTGTGGTATCCCATGGGGCCAGTGCTCAGGCAATACATGCAGTCGTTTTCATGCCACCAGAATTCAAATTGACCGCTCGGCACAAGGCGCTTGAGCATGTTGTTTGCCAGCGTGCATTGCAGTTCGGCGTCGGCGTTATTGGCCGGCACGTCTAGCTCAATCCAAATGCGGTTATGGCGCTTGGGCTCGGCTGTTTTGGCCGCGGGTTTCTTGCTCATGATGTAGCTCCTATGTGTTGATATTTGATTTGCAGGGCAAAGGCGGCAGCGTCGTGCCGCTCTACCTTGTTTCGGCTGTTGGCCAGGTCGGCAGCGATCCAATCGGCTTCGGTTGGCTCGGGTGTGAGTACGCGCAGCGTCACCACGTCGCGCTCACTGCGCAGGTAATGCGCGGCGGCTTCAATGTCGGCGCCGGTGTGGCGCGGCTCACGGTAGAGGGCAAAGCCAGCGCCCGCAGAGCTTGCAAGCCACCAATCAAAGGCTATGCCGTTGCGGGTCACGTCGCCGTGCCCGCGGGCTTTGGCCAGGTCGTTTGGCGTGTACGTGCCTTGGGTTGTGTTGTTTTGCAGCATGATGTTTGCTCCTATGGTTGGTTTCAAAATGAAGGGTCGCGGTAGTGGTCGCGCTCACCAATGCGCAGGCCGGCGCCGTTGTATTTGCAAAGCCTGCCGGTGTTTCTGTTGATAAACACGGCCACCCAGGCGCCGGCTTTCTTGTTGAAGCGGAAAAGGCTCGGGCTGCCGGTGCCAGGCGCGTAGGCGTATTCGGCGCTGCCGTCATGGGAACTACCCGCCACAACAGTCGTTTTGTCGGCTGTTGCTTCAATCTCCCACTGCCACACCTTTGACCCGGTGAGCTCAGTCACCTTGGTGATGGTGCAGGCGGTGCGGTCAGTCCAGCCCAGGAATGTGGCGCCCATGCCAACAGTCGGCGCCGGTTGGCCAACAGTCGCCCGGCTGTAAATGTGGTTTACCAGGCTGTTGGTTTGTATTCCGAGTTTCATGGTTCAGGCTCCGGTTTTGGTTTGGTTGCGGTTTGCGCGCATGGCGGCGGCCACGGTCGCGCGGAACTGGTGAACGGCGGGCGTCCGGTAGGCAGGCAACAGACGCAGGCTGTAGCAGGGTTGCAGGTCGTTAACGCGGCCATGCGTTACCAGGCCGGCTTCGCCGCACATTGCGCGCGCCAGTTTGAATGTGGCGCAGTGGGCCCGGTAGGTTGGGCTTTGCATGCCAGGCGCAGGGCGCCCGGTGCGGTAGCGCTTTATGTCAGTCGGGCTCACAGTGCCACCCCGCGGCGGTTGCAGCGGTTCAGGGCCAGGGCCGAAAACCACTTAATTTTTGCTTTGGCCACCATGGCCAGGGCGCGGTCGTCCAGACCGTCAAGGTAGGCGCACAGCTTCGGGTATGTGGGGCCGCATGGGTCAATCGTTTTTATGCCGGCGGCGCTGGTGCGCAGGGCTTCCAATTGGGCGGCAGAGAATGCCAGGGCAGGGCGGGCGGCGCTCATGCTGTCAGCCCGGCTTTGTGGGCTTGGGTGCGTGTGGCGCCTTTGGCCAGGGCGTCTTGCACGGCTTTAACGTAGCGCTGCGGCTGCGCCTTTTCCCATTCCATCATTGTTATGGCGTCGCGGCATTCGGCCAGGGCTTGGCTTGGCTTGTCGGCTTCACTGGTGCCCAGGAATAGCCAGCCAGGGAAACAAAAGGTCGGCGCGTCGCCGTCGAATATGCGCGGCTCGCCTTGCGGGTCTTGCAGCATGGTGTAGGTTTTCATGGTGTTTTGTCCTTTGTGTACGGCGGCCAAATCGCTACCGTGTAAGTATTATATACCGTTTAGGTAGCGCTGCAATAGGGCTCAAAAAGGGTGTTTATATAGGGTTTTCCCGGGGTTTTTCGGGGTTTTGCAGGGTTTTGCCGGTAGTTTTGGCGCCAGGCGGGCAGACGCGCCGGCTTCACCGGTAGTATTTCGAGCTTAAATGTCGGCGGGGCTTTGGTGCTTGTTTGCGGGCGCTATCGCTGGAAAACCCGTAGGGCTTGGCTAGATGCGTTGAGGCTGTAGAAAATAAAGACGCGTTACGTGTTGCATGTTTCGGTAGTGAACTATAAAATCGGTAGTGGGTCGCCTTTGGCCTGAGCAACACGGGAGCACCATGGTTGCAGCAAACAACACAGAGTTAATCGCGGAAATCCGCGAACGAACGCCGAACATTCTTGTCAGTTTCAGCCGCGGCAAGGACGGCATCGCCTCATACCTTCGGGTACGGGACGAATTTGAGCGGGTGATACCGTATTACTACGACTTCATTCCTGGCCTTGAATTCGTTGAGGACTCGCTGGCCTATTACGAAAGGCTCATGGGCCAGCGCATTGCGCGCTTCCCGAGCTACGGCATGAGCGTAATGATTCGGGGCCTGGTGTACCAACCGCCAGACAGAGTTGACACCCTGGATTGGATGCAGTTCCCCGAATGGGACAACAACCACATTCAGGAATCAGTTTGCACCGACGCCGGGCTGGACTACAAAACAACGTACAACGCGGTCGGCGTGAGGGCCAAGGACTCAGCCATGCGGGCCATGGTCATTAAAAAGTACGGCGCCGTGAACCACAAGCGCCGGGTGTTCTATCCCATCTTCGATTTTTCCAAGGACGAACTGATTGACCTGATTGCACGTTCAGGCTGGAAGCTGCCGATTGACTACCGGTATTTCAGCGCCAGCTTCGACGGTTTGTACATTCGCTACCTGTACCCCATCAAGCTCTATTTTCCGAGAGACTACCAGCGCATTCTCGAATGGTTCCCGCTGGCCGAGCTCGAATGCTACCGCTACGAGGCCGCCATTAAACGAGGCCACCAGCCCGCTTATGTGCGCCCACCTGGCCCGCACCCATACCTATAAACGAGAGAACCGCATTCATGCTCACAAACAAAAAACCCCTGGGCCTGCTGGCCACCGGCCCGTCATTGCTTGGAAAACAGCCGAGCCTGGCCGGCAAACAAGGCTCATTGCTTGGCGCCGCGGCCCTGGCCAGCATTGCAGAGGAACAGGAGGACGAGCCCACACCGCTCGACCTTGACTACATTGAAGGCGAAACCGACGAGGAACGCTCCGCACGCCTGGTGAACCTGGCCAAAGCCATTCTGCACAACAAAACCCAACGCCAAGGCCAACAGGATGCAGTCGCCCTGGCCAACGACGCTGAGTTTTGGTTTGCCGTGTACTTCCAAACCCGTGAGCAAAAAGAGGCATTCTTGCAAGCCATGTCGCCCACCTGGGGCCCGCCGGTAGGGGACAAGTACATTGAAGGCGGTCGCCTGGCCGAGCACATGGGGGTGCAATTGCCCGCCCGCCCGGCGCTGTACAAAACCGGCAAGGTGGACAAGAAGCTGCTGGACCTGACATGACAACCAAACACGCCGACGACCTCGACCTCGACCTCGACCTGTTCGGCCCGGCCTGGATCGGCTCAGCTATTAAAAGCCTGCTGGCCGCCATTGGCGTCATTGCCGCCGGCATTGTGTGGCTGTTGCACTCCATTGGCTTTTTCGCCTGGCTGGCCGAACAAAGCCCCGGCAACCCGCTGTTGCGACTGTTAAGCTGATGTGCACCCATGATTGCGACCAAGGGCGCCGCTGCACGTGCTACATGTCCTCTGCACAGGCAGCATGGGGCGCCAGGCCATTGGCCTTCATTGCCCCAAACGGTAGCCTCAGAGCCAACCGCAAACCACAAACCGCAAGCGAGTTGGGTGCCACATTCGCCCCGATCACGCCTGACGACGTTTGCAACCTGCTCGACTTCGTGCAAAACGTGCTCATAGATCACCCTGACCTGGGAATGGACGGCTTCGACATTCACGACCTGGCCGTGAAAACCGGCATGCTCATGCCACACAAAGTCACAAAGGCGTGCTGCGAGGAATGCAACTGTCTGGAATATGCAGACTTGGACGCAAATGGGAACTTTGCGACCGAAATGATTTGCTACCGCAAAGCCGAGTTTTTAGCGGGAACGACAAAATGAAACGATTTTTTGCACAATTCTGCCGAAAACAGACCCCAATTGAGGCCGCCATTGGCGAATTGGTCGAAGCCGAGCACGCTTTACTCAAAGCTCAGACCGGGGGGGAATGGGCCGGCGCGCATATTGAATACAACCAATTGCGTGTTGCGCGGCTGCGTCAGTACGTTATCGATGTGTCCAAGGGCAACGAAGCCAGAGCAAAACAATCCATAAATGGTAGTTGACACGGCGCACCACTACCTTTACATTAGTGACAGGCTGCGGTTTTTGGCGCTCGTTGGCTCTGGATGCTCCCCCAGGTTCAATGCGTTGCAAGGTCCGTGGTCTTTTCGTGTTTCTCCTTTGAAGAAGTTTGAGTTAAAGCCCATCGGTGAAAGCTGGTGGGCTTTTTTTTGGGCGATGCAAAAGGGGAATAGTCACGATCACAGTCACAGTCACAGTCAGTTTTCAACAAGGAACCTATCATGGCAAAGAATCCATTTGCAAAACCCGGCGCTACCAAGGGCACGCCCGTCAAGATCGCCGGTGGCAAAGTCGCCAATCGTCAGATGACAGCCAAGGACGTGGGCAAGAAAAACATGGGCGCGCTCAAAGCGAACATTAGCGCCTACGGCAAGGCCAACAACCTGGGCAGCGGATACGCCAAGGGCGCCAACAAAGCCATGGCAGCCGGTGGCACCAAGGCCGAGGCTCACGCAGCAGGTTTGGCCAGCGCAAGCAACAGCCCGACCTAGTAGTTAGCAACAGCCGCTCGACGGCATCCCCAGGCTCGCGTACACTACCGAAACGATAGTTGCGCGGGCTTTTTCCCGTCTTATGCGGGGTTGGGAACATAGATGACCGAGAAAATGGCTGTCAAATCGGCTAAAACAGTCAAGAAAAAGCGCAAGCGCAGATCGCGTGCCGGCATCAAGCGCGTGGTCATAGCCGGGCGCGCGCCGCACAGGCCGCCGTTTGTGCCAAATGACGACCAGCGCAAGTACGTGCAGCGTCAACGCCTGGCTGGCGACACCGAGGAACGCATTGCACAGTCGCTCCCGATCCAGATGGACGGCGAAGGCGGTGTGCTCGCCCGTGGCATTGACGCCAAAACCCTGCGCAAGTATTTTGCCGACGACTTGGACCACAGCACCAAGGACCTCATGGGGAACCTGGCGGCCACCGGCTACCAGAAGGCGCTCAATGGCGACAACCAACTGTTGATGTTCCTGCTGCGCACGCGCGGCGGTGACGCATTCATTGAACGCAAGGAGCTCACAGGAAAAGACGGCACGCCGCTGTCTGGCCCGCCAATCTTGCTTGTTGAGTACGTTGATGGCGACCCCGGCGAAACCAGCGCGGCATAAGGGTAAGGGCTCGCATGCCAAGGCACGGTCGAGGCCGGCTGTGCATGCGACCAGGCACGCTTTGGTTGCTTTGGTTGCGCCGGCTGCCGTGTCCGACGGGCGCGTACGCATTCCAACCCAATACCCGAGCAAGTTGAGATTCCTTGACTACGCGGCCCGATATAAAGTGGCCAAGGGTGGACGTGGGGGTGCAAAAAGCTGGAACTTTGCCCGAAAACTCATTGAGCGCGCCTATGGCGGAACGGTCCGAATTCTGTGCGCCCGCGAGTATCAGAACTCAATTCAAGACTCGGTGCACAAACTGTTGTGCGACCAGATCGACAAGATGGGGCTGTCGCAGTGGTTCGACACCACAAAGAACAGTATCAAATGCAAGATCGCCGGGCCTGACGGCGCGTTCAGTGAATTCATTTTCGTTGGCATCAAAACCAATGTCACGAAGGTGAAAAGTATGGAGGGCATTGACATTTGTTGGGTGGAGGAAGCCGAAAAGGTTAGCGCCGACTCCTGGGAAGTGTTGATACCCACCATTCGCAAGCCTGGCAGTGAAATCTGGATCAGCTTCAACCCGAATCTGGAAACAGACCCAACGTACAAGCGCTTCGTTACCAACACGCCTGACGACGCGGTGGTGGTGGACATTAACTGGCGCGACAACCCCTGGTTTCCCGAAACACTGCGCAAGGAAATGGAGTACCTGCGCCGCGTTGACATTGACGCCTACATGCACGTGTGGGAGGGCAAAACCCGCAACAACAGTGACGCTCAGATTTTCAAGAACAAGGTGCACATTGAATCGTTCGAGCCGCACGCAGAGGGCACGGGCGAATGGCATGGCCCGTACTTTGGCGCCGATTGGGGCTTTGCGCAAGACCCCACAACCATGGTGAAGTGCTGGATTAACCGCGGGCGACTGTTGATCGAATACGAGGCGTATGGCGTGGGCGTTGACATTGACCACACCGCTGCCATGTTTGACAAAATCCCTGGCGCGCGTGAGCACATTTGCCTGGCCGACAGTGCGCGCCCTGAAACAATCTCCTACATGCAGCGCCATGGCTACGGCTCCATGCGCGGCGTGGTGAAGTGGGCGGGCAGCGTGGAAGACGGCATTGCCCACCTACGCGGCTACGAGCGCATTGTGTTTCACCCGCGCTGCGACCACGGCATTATGGAAGCCCGGCTCTACTCCTACAAGGTGGACAAGCTCACCAGCATGGTGCTGCCGGTGGTGCTCGACTCCCATAACCATATTTGGGACGCCATACGCTACGCAATTCAGCCGCTCATTAAGGCTCGCAGCAACCAAGGGCTCATGGAATTCATGAGGGCGGAAGTGACCAAGATTAAGGATAAGGCGCCCGAGCAAGAGCCAACAGTCGGCGGCGCAATCACAACAGTCGGCGTAGAGCAAACGAACGCAACCAAACCAAGTCTGCCTTGGACGCGTGCGGCGCTCGACTCATTGAACCGGCGCCAAGGCGCTCATTAAAGGTAAATCATGTCAGATCAAAACCCGGTCCCGACCAAAACGCAATTTAGCGAAGGTACGAGAAAACCGCTCGACACGAATTTGATTCAGCGCGCCATGGCCGGGCTGAAATACGCATTTACCGGCAAGCCACCGGAAACAGCCTGGTTCGGCCCGCTTGAGCCCATGGCGCCACTGGTTGCAGACGCCCAACAGGACAGCGTACGCGCTCGCATGTTGGACTACCCCACTGGCTACAACTTGCGCGTGCCCCCGCGCTCTGGTGAGGCGGTAACGTTCTCGCAAATGCGCGCCCTGGCCGATTCGTGCGACGTGCTGCGCCTGGTGATTGAAACCCGCAAAGACCAAATGGCGCTGCAAACATTCAGCGTCGTGAACCAGGACGAAGACGTGCAGCCTGACGACCGCTGCAAAGAGGTCGAGGATTTTTTCAAACTGCCCGACGGCGAAAACGACTTTGTGGCATGGCAGCGCATGATTCTTGAGGACATGTTTGTGCTGGACGCTGTGGCCATTTATCCGTGGAAGTACAACGACGGCACGCTGTACCGGTTGGACATCATGGACGGGGCGACTATTAAGCGCGTAATCAACGACCAGGGGCGCACACCCATGCCGCCCGATCCCGCGTATCAGCAGATTTTGAAGGGCATCCCTACCAGCGACTACACCAGTGACGAATTGATTTACAACGTGCGCAACAAGCGCAGCAACCGGATTTATGGCTACTCGCCTGTCGAGCAAATCATTGTCACGGTCAACACGGCGCTGCGTCGCACTATGCACCAGTTGCAGTTTTACACCGAGGGCAGCACGCCTGACATGCTCATGTCGTGCCCGCCTGATTGGAATATGGATCAGGTGCGAGACTTCAATGAATGGTGGAATTCCATGCTGGCCGGCAACACTGCCGCTCGCCGCAAGGGGTTATTTATTCCGCATGGCGTGGCGCCCATCAACACCAAAGAAGGCGCGCTAAAGGATCAGTATGACGAATGGCTGGCGCGCATTGTCTGCTACGCATTCAGCGTGAGCCCGACGCCGTTTGTGGCTCAAGTGAACAGGGCAACAGCCGAGTCAGCACAGGAAGCCGCACTCATGGAAGGCCTGCACCCGATCATGTTGTGGATGCGCGGCTTACTCGATTCAACTATCTGGAAGCACTTTGGCTACACCGACCTGTGCATCAAGTGGAACGAGCAAAAAACACAAGACCCGCAAGTCCAAGCAGCGATTGACGATCAGTGCGTGCGCAACGGGACGGCGACCATTAACGAAGTGCGTCAGCGCAGGGGCGAGGAACCAGTGCCAGGAGGCGACAAGGCCATTGTCATCATCGGCACCGGTCCTGTTGACTTTCAGCGCGCTCTGGAAGCCAACACGACCACACTGGAAAACTCCGCGAAACCACCAGAGCCGCCGCCTGCCCCTGGGTTGGGTGGCTCACCGGGTGAGCCTGGGCAACCTGGGCAACAGCCCGGGCGAGTAACGGCAACAGCCGCAACAGCCGCAACAGCCAAAATGGAAAAAGGCGGTAGCGCAGCAAAAAAAGCGCTCGGCGCAGCTTCGCGTATTGATCGGGATCGCCCGGCAGTCGCGCAGTTGCGCCGCGTGTTGAAGCGCAAGGTGGCCAAGGGGCTTGCCAAGGCTTCGGCCAAAGCAATCGCCAGCATCGTTGCGGCCTATGCCGCCGCACCAAAGCCGGTGCGCCCGGTTGACACTTCGGTTGACAAATTCGAGAAGTACGACGACAACCAGGAGCGCGGCAAAGACGGGAAATGGACAAAATCCGGCGGCCAGCTTGGCAGCAATGAGGGCGGTGTTTTTCATTCACCCGGGGGTGACAAGCATTACGTGAAATTCCCGGCCAAGGCTGGCCAGATCAAGGCCGAGGAAGCTGCCGATCAGATTTACGCACTCATGGGTGTTGGCACCATGGAGCACAAAGAGACTGACGTGAACGGCAAGCCTGCCAGCGCCAGCCAGTGGAAGGAAGTCACCCCGTTGGGCGGCAAGGGCTGGCAGAAGCTCACCGACGCACAAGTGCAACAGGCGGCCAATTCCTACGTGGCCAGCGCGCTCACAAAAAATTGGGACGTGGTTGGCCTTGTGTACGACAACATGGGCAAGGACAAGGCCGGCAACCTGCACATCATGGACACGGGTGGCAGTTTCCAATATCGCGCGCAGGGTGGGCCTAAAGATTTTGGAAAGGACGCCACTGCCGACCTGCACGCCATGCTTGACAAACAGTATCCGGCAGGCAAAGTGTTTGGGCCGCTGTTGGCCAGCCATCCCGAGGCATTCAAGGCTGCGGTGAAGGAAATGAACTCCATTCCTGAATCCAAACTCAAAGCGGCCACTAAGGGAATGGAAGCATCGCACCCTGGCACCACGGCTGCGCTGTTGGCACGTCGCGACAGCATCACCGAGTTTTTTGCATCGCAAACAGCCAAATTGGGCAAGGCGCTCATGCCTGACTATGTGACCGACAACACCAGGATCAGAAAGGGTGGGACCGAGTACGACAAAGAGCTTGCCGACGCCATCCTGAAACAGTTGGACCTGTCTGGTTTCGAGGAAATGACACCCGAAATTCAAGCCATCATTGAAAAGGTGTTGCAGGACTCAGGTGTCGAGGCGCTGTCGCAGGTAGGCATTGACGGCGCCGACATGCTTTCACTGGTGAACGAAAACGCCGTTGAGTACGCCAAAGAGCGGGCCGCCGAGCTTGTCACCAACATCAGCGAGAGCACGCGCGAAATGCTGCGCTCAGACATTGAGGATGCCATGCAAGAGGGCATGAGCAACGGCGATCTGGCTGACCTGCTTGCCGACAACTACGGTTTCAGCGACGACCGGGCGGAAATGATTGCCCGCACCGAAACAGCCTACGCCGACGTGCAGGGCAACCTGAAAGCGTACGAGGCCAGCGGCGTGGTGGCGCAAAAGCGCTGGATCACGGGCGAGGGGTGCTGCCCCAAGTGCGACGAGCTCGACGGCAAGGTGATTGACCTGGACGAATCGTTTGACGCCGACGGCGAGGAAATCGACGGGCCGCCATTCCATCCGAATTGCCGCTGCGACATCGTGCCGATTGTGGACAACAACGACAACACGGACAGCGGCGATAACGGCGATAACGGCGAGGCCTCAGATCAGGCTGACATGATTGAAATGGCTGCGCGCTCGCGCGCTATTGCCGCGTCCTGGCGCCGGGCTGACACGTACAACCTGCTCGACAAAAGGTATGCCGACGATCCCGCCATGCTTGCCATCATTCAGAAGGCGTACGACCCTGACCAGCCGCGCGACGAACATGGGCGCTGGTTGGGAGCCAGCACGTACGATCACAAACAGCAAGTTACTGAGGGTAAGTTGTGGCCAAACCACAATGTCGGCAAAGCAACGTCATGGAAATCGCCTGGAACCAAAGAGGCCAAGGCCATGCTCAAGCAAATGAAGGAAGCCGAGATTCTGCACGACGAAAACATTGCAGAGGCCGCGCAATATCAAACATACGAGCAAACCAAATCCGCACTTGAGGATGCCAATGTAGAGGCGCACACGGGGTTCACCGCAAAAGAGGCAATGGACAAGGTGAAAGGGGCGTTCTATGCCCACCAGGGAAGCACAAGTGCAGTGCAATCCAGTGCTTTCAAGACTCTGGACTTTGCGCTTGACGCGGCTGCACTGCCGATCACCCAGGACATTGTTTTGTTTCGAGGCCTCGGACTGTCGTCGTCCAAAGTTGACCAAATGATTGCCGATATTGGCGCCGGAAAGTGCCCGGTATTCGAGGGCCACGACAACAAATACACATGCACGTCGTCGGCTCGATACATTGGGGAAAAATTCGCTCAGAACAATTCCAATGGCCACAGCAGTATTGCATGCCTGTTTCATGTGCTGTTGCCGGAAGGGTCAACAGCCATGTTTTTGCAGGGGTTCACAAAGGCGTTCACCTATGAGCGCGAATTTGCCCTGGGGCGTGGATCAAGGATGCAGATTTTTGGTCATAAGGAGTACACCACACCGGACGGTCGGCGGACCATTGAGTTTTTGTCAAAATACGTCGGATCAGTTTCAGACGATAAGGCAAGTGAAATGCGAGAAGCCGCAAGAAAAGACGACCAAACAGGCGACATTGCCAAGGTGCATGGTGACGCTCACAAACTCATGCCGGTGCATCCCGACGGCAGGCCGGCTGGCGATCCGCACGCGGAAATGCCGGGCGACAGGCCAGAGGCGTTTGACCCAAAACTGACGGCAGACGAATTCCACAAGCGCTTCGGTGGCGAGTTTGAAGACGACATTGCAGCCGTTTATTACGACGACGGCACGCAGAGTTACGGGAAACTCAAAGACGGCTACAAGCCAGCCGAGGGCTACGTCGTCAATACTGACGGTATGGTAGTCAAGGCCGATAAACAGTAGCATAATCCAAGGCGCAACAGTCGCGGCTGTTGTGTTTTGCGCTCAAACACTACCAAAACGATAGGATTCAAATCATGGGAACAGTAACCCTAAAACACGCATTCCAGAGCTCAAAAACAGACGGGTCAGATTCGACGTTGGTGCAGCCGTCCAACTGGAATGCTGCCCACGTTTTGCAAATGGTGGGTCCAGCTTTGCTCGGTAACGCTGGAACTGGCTCTGGTGAAGTTGTTGAAATTTCGCTTGGTACTGGATTTTCATTTTCCAATGGCTTTTTGAATTGCACCGTTACGGGTACAACAAATTTATCCGAAACCACAACCGCTACCGGAGTGACAATCGCGTCAAGCACGGGTACGTCGGCAACAATTGCGGCCGCATCTAGCACTTCTGCCGGCGTAATGGTTGCTGCTGACAAGTCAAAACTTGACGGCGTTTCGCCTGGGGCAACAACCAACGCAACTGATGCGCAATTGCGTGACAGGTCAACACACACAGGCACACAAGCAATTAGCACAGTTGTAAACCTGCAATCAACCTTGGACGCAAAGGCTTCGCCTTCTGACATTACGACAGCCATCAACAGTCTGGTCGGTGCAGCGCCGGCTACTTTGAACACCTTAGTCGAGATTGCCGCCGCCATTAACAATGATCCAAATGTTTGGTCAACCGTTGCCGCCAATCTTGCTGCTGTTGTTGGAGGGGCCCCCACCGCGCTAAACACTCTCAACAAAATTTCCGCAGCAATTAACAACGACGCATCATTTTCGTCAACAATCACAACAGCGCTGGCAACAAAGCAAGCGATTATCAGCCCTGATATTTCGTTTTCGACAACAATTCCATTGAACAATGTTGGCACGTTCTACATGCCTCAACAGACAGTTTCGTCAGTCTTGACGTTTACAGTCGGATCAAATCCTGCAAAAAATTCCACTGTTTACGTTCGGCTGTTGGCCGACGGAGTCAACGCACCGGTGTTCACCGGATGGAAAGAGTGGGGCGGGTCGCTTGGATACGACAACAGGCTGAACATCGCCAATGAAATACAGTTCTTTTTTGATGGGTACGAATACTGGTACGCCATAAGTCAAGCTGTTAATGCCACTGCATACGTGGCCACGGTTCCTGTGGTATCTGCCGCAATTGTCGCCAACGGGGCCGCCACTTTGTTGGTACTCACAACTTCCGCAACTCTCGATACGGCCTACACTCCTGCAACCAGCGCATTTGCCGTCACCAACAAGACGGTCACGGCTGTCGCGGTTGGAGCCAATACAGTCACCCTTACCGTGACGCCGGCATTCACGGTAAGCGAAGTCGAAACGGCAAGCTACACGCAACCCGCCTCAAATGGTGTGCGTAGCGTAACCGGCGATCTGATGGCGTCGTTTTCTGCGCGGGCAATTACAAATAGCGTTGTGGGTGCTGCCACTGCGCTCACAATGACCGGGCCGGTATCTGGCACAACTGGATCAGCATCTTCAAATTTCACTGTTGGCGTTACGCCGGTTGGAGGCACAATTACCGGAACGGTGGTGGTGACGCCGAGCGACGGAGGCGTTGGCGGCACATTTACTCCGACAACCGCATCCATTACGAGTGCATCGCCCACAGCAACATTTACATACACGCGCGCCACTGATGGCGCAAGCACAATTAGCCTGGCCAACAATGGCGGATTGACGGCGCCATCAACGATCACCTACACGTCGTCAACAGCAGTTACTTCTCAGGTGGTGCGGTTTGGTTCGCTGGTTTCGCTCACTGAGTCTGGCGCATCGCCGGGTTGGACCTACACGTCAACTGCTACCTCTTTCGGAGCCAATGGCGGCGTAAGTACCGTAGGTTTGCAGAACGGTGTTGACGGTCAGTTGTCCGTTGTGATGGGCAGTGTTGAGTTTATTTTTGGCTTGACTACAAGCTCGACGCCGGTTGCGTTCTCCAACATGCCTTACGGAATCTGGACTCGCAACGGGTTGGGCATGGGGTACGGTGTAATAACGGCTGGTGCGATTGATACCACTGGGACGGTTTCAAATGCGACTAACGATATTCTTCGCCTCCGTCGTGTCGGAACAACGCTGTATGCCGAGGTCGCCCGAGCAGCCACGCCTACTGTATTTACCACCATTAAGACTTGGACGGGCGTCCCTACCACGGCGTACAAATTTGACATCTGCCCGTCTACTGGGGGCTCCCTTAATACGCCGACAGGCATGGGGTTGGCATAATGCACGCCGGACTACTCAGAGGCTTTTCCGGCGTGCCTACTTGGGCCACCTCCAAGGTCAGCGTGACCTTGGAGGGGAATAGCTTAGTCGATGCAAGCACTTCGGCGTTAAAAACGGAGTTGCAGAAGGTATCTCCGTTCCGAAGCAAATTCACATTCAATGACTACGGAGTGAGCGGCAGCACCATTTCCATGATGGCGAGCCGAAGCGCAACCACTGACGCCTCGTTTGTTACTGGAAAAACCAACTTCCTAATCCTTTGGGAGTACACCAATAACGTCCACAATGCGGGGCGCACTGGGGTGCAAACCATTGCCGACATGACTGCGTATATCGCAGCAAGAAAAGCGGCAAAAGCGTGGAAAGTGGTTCTGCTGACTGCACTTCCACGCGGGGACTTTCTCGGGTCGTTCTATACCGCCGCGCAAGGTGAGGTCGAACTTTCCTACTGCAACACTTACACGAAAGCCAATTACCTGAGCATGGGTGCGGATTACTGCGTTGATGTTCGCAAAGCTGGCGGACCATTTGACTTCACTGACGTTACCAACGCTAACAACTTCTTGAGCGGCTACTACATGAGCAACCCCAACCAGCAGACGCACCTGAATACCGCTGGGCAGGCCCTGATCTCTAGTTATATTTCCGCTGTGCTGCGAAAAATCAGGCTGTAATAGGGGTGCTGCATGATTGCTTTTCAACCCACGGCATTCGATAGAAACTTGATTGGCGACGGGTCGGTTGTTCCGGTGACTCCTGGCGCATTCAGCAACGCCTTTGAGCCGACGGCTTTTAACCAGTTGACCATCACAAGTTTCAATTACGGTGCCAATTTCATTCGTCACTACACGATAACGGCCAAGCCGCGAAATTACACGGTAACGCCTTAGCCAAACAGGTATCACCATGCTCAGCATAAAAGCGCCAGATGAAACAGTGCTTGTCACTTTTGACTTCGCAAACCTTACGGCGTCTGTTTCCAATCCTTCTGTGACAGCAACCAATGTAATGGGCGCAACCGATTTGACTCCAAGTTCAATCTTGCTAGGGTCCACTCAGGCGGCCGGATCAAAGGTGACTCAAATTGTTGCTGGTGGCGTTGATGGCGCTTACTACGAATTGCGCTGTCGGGCTCTTGGCGCTGATGGCGTCAGCGTTTTTGTTTTGAGCGACGTACTGCCAATCCTGACTGTATAGATGTGAAATCAAGCACGCCACTGTTGAAGCAATGATAAAAATATGCTGATACACTACTGTAACAGTCGTGAATGTTGTACTATTCGCCCAATTTAACAGTCGATTGACCATTGAACAGCCATGAACGCAACAGCCGCATCAAGTCGTAGTCAGGAAGTCAGGCGGTTCGCCGTCATTTCCAAAGTCAACGACGAGGAACGCATTGTTGAAGGCTACGCTTCAACGACCGACCTGGACAACCAGGGCGAGCGCATCACGAAGCAGGCCATGGCGAACGCTCTGCCGGATTACATGAAATTCGCGAATGTTCGCGAAATGCACCAGCCCTCTGCTGTTGGCGTCTGCAAAAGCGCCACTGTTGACGACACTGGCATGTACATATCGGCCCACGTTGTTGACGACGACGCTTGGAAAAAGGTTAAAGCCGGCGTGTACAAGGGTTTTTCTATTGGCGGTCGGTCCACGCAAAAAATCGACAAGGTAATCAGTGGCATGCGGCTCACTGAAATCTCTCTGGTTGACCGACCGGCCAATCCCGAATGTGTAATTGAACTCTGGAAAGGTGATGGCATGTCCCCCACAATCAACAAAGAAACGCAGCGTGCAGCCGTGCTCGAACTGGCTGACATGCTTGACAAAGGCAATGTTGACGCTGTGAGCCTGTTGGCTTTGGCCAAAGGTGACGCGCTTGTTGTCGAAAATCCGACATCGGCTCCCGCTGCCGAAGTTTTGCCTGTAACCACTACCGCAACGGTAGTCAACGCAGAAGGAACCAAAGATGCTGCTGCAAATGCTGAGCCTGCTGTTCTCGCTGTGTCTGCTGTCGATCCTGTCGCTTCTGGCGCTGATGTTGCTGTCGGCGCTGTGGATGCTGTTTCGAGCGAGCCCGCCCCTGTTGCCAAGGCCGAAGTCATCGACCCGGCCCCCGTGGCTGTAGTGGCTGTAGCGGCTGCGGCGGCTACGGCGGCTACGGTGGTTCCGGTGGCTCCGGTGGCTCCGGTGATTAAAAAGGGCATGAACACAGCCGCGCAGCTTGGGCTGTTGATTAAACAGTTGGCCTACCTCACCCAAAACCAGAACGACGAAACCGCGCGCGAGAAGGACAACTCGCCCGTGGCGGCCATGATGCACGATCTGGTGGTGCAGGCCGGCAAGGTGCTGGTAGCCATGGTTACAGAGGAAACGGCAGAGCTCGCTTCCAACGTGGACCCTGATGCCGATCCCGAGGACAAGGAATACGTGAGCTCTGCGCCCACGGTGTCGTCCATGAGCTATGCCGACCAGGGTGGGGACATTGCCAAGGGCGGCGCCAAGTTTTCAGCCGACACCCAGGCTGCGCTGTCTGACATTCACAAATGCTTCAAGAGTGGCAGCGAGCTTATGGACAAACTCGGATATGCCGCAGCGGCACCGAACCCTGACGCCGCAGAAGCCGGCGGAATGCGTGCAGCCAAGGCTGCCGACGCTGGCGACATTGCCAAGTCCGAGCTCAATGCGGCTGTTGCCGACCGCGACGCCGCGCTGGCCAAAGTTGCAGGCCTCGAAACGGCCGCAGCCGATTTGACCAAACGCCTGGACGAAATGGAAAAGCGGCTGGCCAAGGTGCCGACCGCCCCGCGCGGCAGGCTCATGGTTGTCCAGAAGTCCGACGACGTGGGAGGCACTGACGACGCACCCGCAACAGCAACAACCGGCCCGATCATGAAAAGTGACGGCACGGTCGATCAAGTAGCAACAGCCGAAAACGAAATGCGCAAGGTGTTTGCCTCGCGTCAGGTCGTGGCAATCCGGCGCTAAACAACGCGGCCCGCGCGCAAGCCGGGCCATTCCATCAACCCACCATTAACCCAAACCAGCCGGCCTAGCCGTTCCTTCAACCACTACCTTTTGAACCTGAACCATTTTCTTTTGGGACCGAATCATGAAAAACCTTTTTAGCCTGAAAAACATCGGCGCCTTTGTTGGCCTGATGGCTCTCGCCGCCTTGTCTCAAGCCGGCTTGATTTCGCAAGACGCGCTCCTGGGTCTGGCGTTTGTTGGCTCCATCGCTGGCGCCACTACGCAAGAAACCCTTGACCTCATGAAAGGCGCATTGAACACGCCCAACGACGACATCAGCAAGTCAATCACGACCGGCACTGGCCTTGTTGCGTATGACCTACAAGCGCCTGCGAAAAACCTGTACCCCGTACAGACTCCGTTGCGCAACCGCATTCCGCGCGTTGGCCCCGGCACCGGTGTGGCCACCAACTGGCGCGTCGTTCGCAACATCATCGGCTCTGGCTTCGATAACACCGGTTGGGTGCCCGAAGGTCAACGCTCTGGCCGCATGTCGTACAGCACGTACAACAAGGCCGCCAATTACGTGACCCTGGGTGAAGAAGACTCGGTGACGTTCGAGGCAGTCAACGCCGGCAAGACCTTTGAAGACCTGCGCGCCAGCATGTCGGTTCGCCTGTTGCAGAAGATGATGCTCAAGGAAGAAATCGCGATCCTGGGCGGCAACACTTCCCTGTCGCTCGGCACTGCCAGCACGCCCACGGCTTCTGCCGCCGGCTCTGGTGCAACCCTGCCCGCAGCAACCTACTCGGTGATCGTTGTGGCTCTGACGCTGGAAGGCTACCTGAATTCCAGCCTGTCTAGCGGCGTGGCAACCACCATGACCGTGGCCGGCGCGGACGGCGGCTCCTACACCATCAAGGGCGGTAGCTCCAACAAGAGCGCAGCGGCCTCGCAAGCCATTACCCTGGGCCAAACCCTGTCGGCCGTCACTGCTGTTGTGAATGGCGCCGTCGGTTACGCATGGTTTGTCGGCACTGCTGGCGCTGAAAAGCTGGAAAAGATCACCACGATCAATTCCGCCACTTTCTCTGCCCCGCTGGCTGGCACCGGCCAAGCTGCAACGGCGATCACCGCTGACAATTCCGCCAATACCGGCACGCCCGGCTTTGACGGCCTGTTGACCACGGCATTCTTGCCCGGTTCAAGCGCTGTTGTCACCTCGCTGGCAACCGGCACTGCTGGCACCGGTACACCGCTCACCGGCTCTGGCCGTGGTTCTGTGGTCGAAATCGACGCCATGCTGCAAGCCATGTGGGACCAGTACCAACTTGGCGCGACGGTCATTTACGTCAACAGCCAGGAGTTGAAAAACATCACCACCAAAGTGATCGGCACCGGCAACGCCGCACTGGTTCGCTGGCAAGGTGGCGCTGGCGCTGGTAGCGATCCGTTCCAACTGACGGCTGGCGGCACCATCAGCTTCTACTTCAACCCGTTCACACCGGACGGCGGCAAGATGATCCCGGTGCGCATTCACCCGAAGGTCCCGCCGGGAACGATCCTCGCCTACTGCGAAGACCTGCCGATCACGTATCAGAACAACCAAGTTCAAAACGTGGCCGAAATCAAGACCCGCATGGACTACTACCAAATCGACTGGCCGGTGCGCAGCCGCCAATACGAAACCGGTGTGTATTCCGAGCAAGTCCTGGCTGTGTACGCGCCGTTCGCCATGGCCGTGCTGACCAACATTGCCAACGGATAAAACACCGCAAAGCGATGTAGCAAGGGGGCGGGCTTCGGCCCGTCCCTATTCCCACCAAATTTCAGACAAAGGCCAATCATGAAAATGCAAGCACCAGAAGGCGCGACCGGGGTGAGTCACGACGGCGTGAATTACGAGGTTGTGAACGGCGTCATTACGGTCCCGCATGACGCGCAAAGCTCCCTTGAGTCCTTTGGCTATACCCCGATCCTCGAAGGGTCGGAAGACGCGGCTGACGTTGCCGTAGAGGCCGCTGTTGTAGAAAAGCGCCGTGGCCGCCCAAGCAAGGCTGAGCTCGCAGCGCGACTTGTAGCGGATCAACAAATTGAAGCCGCCGCAGCAGATCAAGTGGCAGCAGATCAAGCCGCACTGGCCAGCGAGTAACCAAGTGTCATGGCGGCAGGCGACCTCACCACATTGGCAGCAGTCAAGGATTGGCTGCAAATAAGCGGCTACACCGATGACGCGCTGTTGACGCGCCTGATCGCCAATTGCAGCGCCGGAATTCAAAACTATTTGAACCGGAATTTCGCTCTGACCAATTACGACGAAGTGCGCAGCGGCACGGGCACGCGGCGCATGCTGTTCGCAAATTACCCGGCCACTTCAATTTCAGCCGTGACTGTTGACGGCGCCGACGTTCAAAAGTCCCCCGACGGAATTCATTTGCCAGGGTGGGTAAACGACTCTCGCGGAATCATCATGATTGGCGGCGTGTGGACCGCAGGCGTCAACAACGTGACGTTTTCGTACACCGCAGGCTTTGCCGAGCCGCCTGCGGACATTACCCAGGCGTGCATTGATTGGGTCAGCTTCATTTACCGTCGCCGCGACCGCATTGGCCACGCCAGCAAGAGCGTGCAGGGTGAAACTGTGAGCTACATCACAAGCGCCATGCCGTCCGAAGTCGGGTTTGCACTGTCTCCACACAAAAAGGTGGTGCCACTGTGAAGATTACCGGCAAGGTCGAGGGCGGCAACGCCCTGATCCAGAGCACCAACCTGCTGAGCTCGCAAATGATTGAGCGGCTGCGCAAAGTCGTGGCCAAGCTGGCCGTCGAGTTGGTGGCCAAGGTCAAGTCCGAAAAACTCAGCGACCAAGTGCTGCACGTTCGCACGGGCCGCCTGCGCCGGTCGATCACGTTTCGGTTGAACAACAGCATGCCCAACACGGCCACGGCCACGGTGGGCACCAACGTGAGCTATGCACGCATTCACGAATACGGCTTCAAAGGGCCGGTGAACGTGCGCACGTACATGCGCAAAGCGGCCAATGGCGGCGAAGTTGTGGTGAAGGCTCACGTGCGCAATGTGAACATGCCAGAGCGGAGTTTTTTGCGCTCGGCGCTCGGTGAAATGAAGGGCGAAATCATGCAGCGCATGAACGACGCCATCGTCGGGAGGGTGACGGCATGAACCGCGAAGCAATTGCCGGCGCGCTTTTTGGCAGGCTGTCGGCCGCGACCGGATTTTCTGGCACGGCGTCATTCAAGACCGCCAGCCGTAGATTCAAGCTGTTTTCTGACGTGTCGCCAGCGGACCAGCCCGCGCTGTTCCTAATCCAGCGCGGCGAAAACGTGAGCACCGTTCCAGGCCAACCGAGCGTGTACGTGCTTTCGTTTGACGTTGCCATTTATGCGCACACCGGTGGCGATGTGAATGTGCCACCGGCATCCATCATCAATCCGCTCCTTGACGCCGTAACCACAGCCCTGGCGCCCGAGGCCGTTTCCAACAAACAAACCCTTGGCGGGCTTGTGCAGCACGCATGGGTCGAGGGCGAGATTCAAACCGACGAGGGCCTGCTTCAACAGCAGGGCTACGCCCTGGTCCCCATCAAAGTCAAGGCCGTGTAGCCGGTCATTTTTTAACCTTCACCACTACCGAAACGATAGGAGAGAATCATGTCCCAATTTGCATTTGGCGCCGGGAATATGTATGTCACACCGCTGCAAGACGCACGCGGTAACAACATTTCCAACCCCACACCCTACCCGTTGATGGTGCTGCAAGACGGCAGCGTTGACTTCTCTGGCGACATCAAGGAACTGTATGGCCAGAACCAATTTGCCGTGGCTGTTGGCCGTGGCAAGGTGAAGCTGCAAATCAAGGTGAAGCCCGCCCGTATTTTTGCTGGCGTGTGGAATACCTTGTTTTTTGGCCAGACCGTCAACCCAGGCTTGTTCGCCGTGTTTACCGATACCACTGGCGCCACGGTGCCGGCCACACCATTTCAGATCACCGCAACGCCGCCCAACAGCGGCACGTTCGTGGCCGAAAAGGGTGTCATTGATGCCAATGGCAACCCCATGACGCGCGTGGCTAGTGCGCCGGCAACCGGCCAGTATTCGGTCAACGCTTCGACTGGTGCCTACACCTTTGCGGCCGCCGACACGGGTAAGGTTGTGTACATCAATTTCCAGTACAGCACCAGCACTATTGCCACTGGACAGAAGCAAACAGTGCAAAACCTGCCCATGGGTTATGCGCCGACGTTTGCCGCGTCACTCTCTGTGAGCTACCTGGGGAAACTCACCAGCTTCGACTTCCCCATGTGCATTGGCAACAAGATGACTGTCGGCTTCAAAAACGAAGACTTTGCGGTGCCAGAGTTCGACTTCCAGGCGTTTGACAACGGCACCGGCAACCCGATGTCCTGGTCAACTTCGGAGTAATCGCATGGAGTTGAAACCAAACCCCACGCTGATTGATGGCACGGTTGTCAACATGGGCGGCGTGCGCATGCTGCTGCCCTCGTTGAACTTCCGGCAAATGAAGGCGCTCAAGGCAAACCTGGACGGCTTGGCCGCAGGGACCCAAGACCAAGATCAATTCATGACCCTGGCCGCGCCTGTCATTTTTGCTTCGATCACCAGAAACTACTCTGGTGTTTCCCTTGACGATATGGAAGACCTGCTGGACTTGAACAACGTGGCCGACGCCGTGAAGGCGGTCATGGGTCAGTCAGGGCTTGTTGTATCGGGGGAAGCCGTGGGGATGGCGACGGTCCAATAGATTGGGACGACATCTATGTCCACTTGCTTAATTGCTTTCCAGGGTGGACATGGGAGTACATAGACGATCACATGACCATCCCCAGGCTGTTGGCCATCAACAAGTACCACAAACGGAACCCGCCAATTCACATCATGGTCGCAGCCTATCTCGAAGCCGGAACAAAGGACGACGCACCAGTATCACTGCCGGTGTCGTCGGGTCTTAACGACAAAGGGGAAAGCCTGTTTGACCTGTTCCCTGGCCGGGTAGGGAAGGCATAAACATGGCACAGACACCAGAAGGCGTCAATGTAGTTTTTGGCGGCGACGCGACAGGCGCAGCCGCAGCCGCACAAAAGGCCGCCGAGGCGGTCAAAACTGCTGTTGAGGGCATGCGCCTGTCAATGGAAAAACTCAACAGTCAGTTTGAGCATGTCAGCAAAGGTTTCGCTGCAATCTCTGCGGCCGTTGCCGGCGGGTCGGCGCTCCAAGAGTTTGTTTCCAAGGCCGACGAGGTAACAAAAAGTGCTGTTGGCATGGGCAAAAGCCTGGGTATCAGTTCCACGGACGCAAGCGTTTTCAAATCGTCGCTGACAGAAGTTGGCGTGAGCACTGACGCGGTTGCATTGGCCGGCAAGCGCATCACTATGGCGTTGGCGCAGGGTGGCGAGAAGTTCAAAGCCTTGGGTGTTGAAACCAAAGATGCAAACGGCCAGTTCCGCAACAGTCGGGACATCATGCTCGACGTGAACGAGAAGCTGCGCGGCTTTCGAGAAGGCACAGACCGCAACATTGAGTCCATGAAAATTTATGGCCGGTCGTACCAAGACCTTGCGCCGTTTATCAACAAGTACAAGGTGGAGCTTGAGGAAGAAGATATGGCTCGCGCTGGCGTCACGGCCGGTCAGGTGGAAGGGATGTCGGCGTCGCAACGGTATGCGCTGATTCAAGACCGGTTGCGCGAGCGCGCCGAGGCGCTTAATTTGGTTGTTGGCCAAGAAAGTGTGGACGCATCCAAGAAATACAACGACGCAAAACGGGCCATGGGCGAAGTCATGGAAGGTGTGCAGCGCACCATTGGGCAAGCGCTGCTACCAAGACTCACGGAAATGGCTCAGTGGTTCAACAGTGTTGGACCCGAGGCTGTGTCGATCATGCGCGGTGTCATGAGCACCTACCTTGTGATCCAGGACGCGATTGCCGACAGCGCGAAGACTGTTTGGGAGGTGTTGTCTGGCGCATTCAAACAAATTGGCGCGGCCATTCAAAGTGTTTTCGGCGTCGGCTCAGAGCCTATGACGGGAATGCAGTTTTTCTCCAACGTGCTCACCGTCATAAAAATCATGGTGATTGGCGTCAGTCAGGCCTTTCAACTGAGTATGTCGGCCATTGGAAACGCCATTGAGCAAACGGTCGATTGGTTCCGCACGTTTGGCGAGATTTACAAAGCTGTGTTCATGGATCACAGCAAGGATGCCGCAAGCGCCGCCTGGGAGGCCGGGTTTAACCGCCGAAAGAAGATTGTTGCTGACGGCATGGCTGCACTGTCCAACATCGCACTCAAGGGTGCGGACGACATAAACAAGGCGCTCGAAACCAATCCAATGACCGGGCGCAAGGAAACCGACACGAAAGACCCAAAGGACGAAAAAGGAAAAACGTCAACCGGGAAAATGGGCGGGAAAGCCAACACGCTGGCAGTGTTGAAAGCTGAGCTTGATGCAGCCATCGCGCTCCAAAAGGAAATGGACGCCGAGGCAATGCGCGAGTTGGAAGACCGGCACAAGAAGGAACTGGTGTCGGACCAACAGTTTTATGAGGAAAAAATCAAGCGCGAGCAAGCCATGTTTGACATGGAGATTGACGCCAAGAAAAAGGAACAGGCCGAACTCCAAAAGCAAAAGAGCGAAGCCGCAGGCGACCCGGCAAAGTTGAGCCAGATCGCCGCCAAAGAAATTGCCCTGAAAGGCCAGTTGCAGGTCCTCGACTTGAAGCGCGCGGCAGTTGCGGTTGACGCTAATCGCGAAATGGCCAACGCTGAAACAGCGCGGCTCAGAAAAATCGAGGAAGCAACAGCCGCGTCAAAGAAAAAGCTGTTCGACATCGCCATGGCTGGCGAGTACGAAATGCTGTCCTTCAAAAAGGAAATGGGGCAGATCACAGCCGCCGAGGAAATCGACGCACAGCGGGAACTGCTGACGAGGAAGTACATAGCTGAAAAAGACGCCATGGTCCTGCTGCTGGCTAACGACAAATTGCTGGCCGCCGAGCGCACAAAGATTTACGACGACTTGGCCGCTCTGTACGCGCAGCACAACCAGGACATGGTGGCCAATTCACACAAGGCTTCGGTTGAAGCCAATGCCCCGTGGAAGGCGTTTGAGAGCTCGCTGTCGAGCACCTTTGCATCAGGCCTGAATTCAATGCTGGCGGGCACGCTCAGCTTTGGCCAAGCCCTGCGCGGCCTGTGGAAAACCATTTTGCAGGCGTTCATTCAAGAGTTTGTTGTCAAGAAAACAGCGGCGTGGATGGCCGGCGAAACAGCCAAAACCGGGGCCACGATTGTGGGTAACGAGGCGCGCACGGCATCGGATTGGTTTGCAGCCGGGCAGAGCGTTCTGGCCACGTCCTGGGCCGCTGTCAAAAACATCGCTGCAAAGGCCTGGGAAGCCGCTGCAAGCGTTTATGAATCGGTCGCAGCCATTCCTGTAGTCGGGCCGTTTATGGCGCCCGTAATGGCTGCTGCCGCTGTCGGCACAGTCATTGGTTTTGCGTCGCACATTGCCAGCGCTTCTGGCGGGTACGACATTCCGGCTGGCGTGAACCCGGTCACGCAATTGCACCAGCGCGAAATGGTGTTGCCGGCCAAACATGCCGACGTAATCCGTAGCATGGCTGACGGCGGCGGCAGTGTTGGCGCTGGTAGCGGTGGCGGCGCCCCGATCCACATTCACGGCTCGCCCGACGACAGCATCAAGCTCAAGGATTTGGGCACTGTGCTCAGGAAGATGAACCGCAACTTCGAGTTTGTGAAATGAGCAACGCCGTTTATCCCGCGCTCCCTGGCCTCACATTCAACGTCACGCGCGTGCCGATTTGGAGCACGACGACCAAAACAGCGGTGAGCCAGCGCGAGTACCGCACGGCCAACGTGAGCTATCCGCGTTACAGCTACAAGCTGAGCTATGAATTCTTGCGCGAAGGCGGCGCCTTCACTGAGCTCTCAGCACTGGCCGGGTTTTTCAACGCACGCAACGGCAGCTTTGATTCGTTCCTGTTCACCGATCCAGACGACAACGCTGTGACTGCGCAAAGCATTGGCGCGGGCAATGGATCAACCAGGACATTTCAGTTGACGCGCTCTTTTGGCGGGTACGCTGAGCCCGTGTTTGATCCGAACGGGTCGCAGTCGATTTATCTCAATGGCACACTGACAACAGCCTATTCCATTGGATCAACCGGCGTGGTCACATTCAACTCGGCGCCAGGGGCAGGTGTAGCCATCACGTGGACCGGCACCTTTTACCGACGGGTGAGATTTGTGCAGGACTCGACCGAGTTCAACAAGTTCATGCAAAACCTGTGGGACCTGAAAACAGTTGAGCTCATTTCGGTAAAGCCGTAACCATGAAAACACCAGTTTGGGAAACGTCCAGCGGGGCGCTTGCTGCGTTCCTGAATAGTGCAACGCAGGCATACGTTGCCGATATTTTTACCATCACACTGTCTGGCGGTAGCGTGATCCGGTACACGTCGGCCGACTTGCCTGTAACAGTCAACGGCAACACGTACAGCATTGGCCCGACCATCACGCGCGGGCAAGTGAAAACGACTGTTGGCATCAATGTTGACACGCTGCAAGTCGGGTTCTCATGCGGGTCCGATGTGACATACAACGGCTCACCACTCATGGCCTTTATTGCCAACGGTGGCATGGACAACGCTCGGTTTGTAGTAGAGCGGGCATACGCAACAGGCCCAGGCGGAACATGGGTCGGCGTGCTCGGCGTGTTTGCCGGTCGCATGGCTGACGTGCAAGCATCGCGCTACGAGGCTGGCTTCACAATCAACAGCGACACCGACCTGCTCACCGTGCAAATACCGCGCAACACGTATTCGCCGGGGTGCTTGAACACGTTGTTTGACGCGGCATGCACACTGTCAAAGGCGTCCTATGCGGCAACGGCAACGGCAACGGGCGGCCTGTCTGTCGGCAACACGGTTTTCAGTACCGGCGCCATTTCTGCCGGGGCGAATTATTACGCCATGGGGTGGGCAGTGTGCAACACCGGGGCAAACGCCGGCATTGGTCGCACGCTCAGGGCAAATAGCTCGAATTCACTGACCACGCTGCAACCTTGGCCAAATGCCGTCGCTGCCGGCGACACGTTCACCATTTACCCAGGCTGCGACAAGACGCAAGGCACATGCGCCACAAAATTCTCGAACGTGATTCATTTTCGCGGCCAGCCGTATGTACCAGCGCCCGAAACGGTAGTCTAATATCGGGTATGGCTACCGAAACACGCAGCGACGGCGACATTTCAGCTATCCGAGACAGGGTGGCCAAAGAGGCGCTGTCGTGGATTGAGACACCTTACCACCACCACGCGCAAATCAAGGGCGTAGGCGTCGATTGCGCCCAATTGCTGTGCGCTGTTTACGAGACTGTCGGCTTGATCCCGCATGTAGAAACCGGTCATTACCCGGTCGATTGGCACATGCACCGCAGCGAGGAAATGTTTAGCGGCTGGCTGGAAAAATTCGCCAAGCCAGGAAGCGGGAAATACGAAATTGGTGACGTGGTTTTGTGGCGCTTTGGTCGCACGTTTAGTCACGGCTCGATCTACGTTGGCGACGGGTACTTTGTTCACTCCTATATCGGCATGGGCGTCATTCGTTCGCGAGCCGAAGAATCGCCATTGAACCACCGTGAGCAGCAGCATTGGAGGCTTGTGATATGAGTGGATTATTCGGCAGCCCAAGCCTGCAAAACAGCCCGACCAAACTTGAGGCGCTGACCATTCAGTCAAGCGCCTACGGCGTCACAATCCCTGTGGGTTATGGCGTGTTTCGCTTGCCGATCAACGTACTTTGGTACGGCGATTTCAAGGCTGTCGAAGTCAAGTCCGGTGGCGGCGGCAAGGGCGGCGGTGGCGGCACCACGTCGTATGACTACAGCGCCAGTTTGGTGATGGCCTTGTGCGAGGGAACGGTTGTTGACGTTACCCGAGCCTGGGCTGGAAAAAAGGTGTATTCAGGCGGCATCACCGGCACCACGGCTGTTGACGCCGGCGAAACATTCACAGTCCCCACTGGCGGCGGAAGCTACTCGGTGGCCTACGCAAGCCAGTTTGCGTCGGTCATTCAGGTATGGCGCAATGAAACAGATATTTGGGGCCAAAACAATACCGTGTACATGACCGCTGGCGCAGACTATGCGCGATCAGGCGGCACCTTCATATTCGGCCCAAACCTCGCGGGCATGGTGATTTACATTGATTACCAATACACATCGGGCGGGTCGCAGCAATCCGCTCTGGCGCAATTGGGCATGTCTCTTAAATCCGGCGCCGTTGGTCAAAGCCCGTGGGCCCGGCTTGCCACGTACACGCCGCCAACACCACCAGGCGGGGTAACAGGCAGCCAATCCATTGGGTACAGCGGGCTCGCCATTGTCTATGCTCAGGACTACGCCCTATCGTCAGACGGGTCGCTGTTGAATCACACGTTTGAAGTAGTCGGCCAACAGTCGTACAGCGTGAACAGCAGCATTCCTGATGCGAACCCGAGTGCGATCTTGTCGGACATACTGACCAACACCCGTTATGGCGCGTCGTTCCCGTCGTCACACCTGAGCTCGTTGACAGATTTTTCCACGTATTGCCGAGCGGCCGGCATTTTGTTGTCGCCCGCGCTCACTACGCAAACAGCGTCGGCAGAGTTTGTGGCAACACTCGGAAAGATTACCAACAGTGCTCCCGTGTGGTCTGACGGACAGTTGAAAATGATCCCGTACGGCGATACATCCATCACCGGCAACGGCGTCACATTCACCCCAAATGTCACGCCGATATACGACCTGACCGACGACGATTTCATTTCCCAATCCGACCCGATCAAAGTGTCTCGGCTTCCGCAGGTTGACGCCTTCAATCACGTGCGTGTCGAGTTCTTGAACCGGGACAATTACTACAACGTCGAAATTGCCGAGGCCAAGGATTCGGCCAACATTGACGCATTCGGTTTGCGGTCGGCTCAAATTTTTCAGGCGCACTGGATTTGCGACGCCGACGTGGCCAGAAATGTGGCTCAGCTTATGTTGCAGCGGTCGCTGTACGTGCGCAACACGTACGCATTCACATTGCCGTGGACAAAGGCCTTGCTTGAGCCCATGGACCTTGTGACGCTTACCGATTCGGCTCTTGGGTACAGCCGGCTTCCGGTGCGCATTGTGAGCATTGAGGAATCGAGCGACAACGAGCTCCAAATTGAGGCAGAGGATTTTCAGGCTGGCGTTGCAACAGCGGCGCAGTACGCATCGCAGGTCAGCACTGGCTATCAGCACAACTACGGTATTGCTCCTGGCCACGTGAGCACTCCTGTCATATTCGAGGCTCCTGGCGCGCTCACGCAAAATGGACTTGAGCTCTACGTTGCTGCCGCTGGCGTTGACGAAAATTGGGGCGGTTGCTACGTTTGGATGTCGCTTGACGGCACCAATTACAAGCAGATAGGCAACATTGATGGCGGCAGTCGATACGGAAAATTGACAGCCAACGCAACCGAAACCAGCGCTATTTCCGTGCTGTTGGTGCAAGGCGTTCTCACCAGCGCCAGCAGTTCAACTGACGCACAAGCGCTCAATACGTTGTGCTACATCGGCGGCGCCATCCCTGAGTTTTTTGCGTACCAAACAGCGAACCTCACAGGCGCGCTGGCCTACACGCTTTCGGGCAATGTGCGCGGCGCGTACCTCACGTCGGCGGTAGGCGTCACGCACTATGCAAACGAGCCCTTTGTGCGCGTTGACAACCGGCTGGCAAAAACAGGCCCGATTGATCTTGGATACGTCGGGAAGACCGTGTATGTGAAATGCACCAGCTATAACATTTACGGATCGGCAAACGAATCTCTGGCTGACGTTCCTGCCTACACGTACTCCATTACAGGGTCGCAAGTGTTAGGAAACGCCGGCGCAGCGGCCATGCTCGCCATTGCAAACATGTCTTCGGACAACATGCTTACAAAGGGCGAGAAGCCCGCCGTGATCCTCGACGCTACCAATATTTACAACGAAAAGCCAGGACTCGACGCACAAGCAACGCTTGCACTGGTGTTAACCGAAAAAACGGCGTTCGATACGGCATACGACAACCTCGCAAATTACCTTATCAACACAATCCCGACGTGGAGCGACCTGACTGTTGATACCGTGATTGTGGGGGTGGATTTCAGAGGGTTTTTCGCCGCCTATTACGCCGCGCGCCAAGCGCTTGTGGTAGCCATCACAAATTCGGCCATGACAGGCATAAACGCCGCGTCGTCAGACAACGTGCTGAGCTCTGGCGAAAAATCAACGGTCATTCGCGATTACGCGGTAATCACCGGCGAACAAAGCGGAATTGATACTCAGGCGACAGCGTACGCCATAACCACTGAGAAAACGGCATACGACGCAGCGATCACTGCGCTCACAACGTACTTGGCAACACTCACCACGCCAACATTGTGGAACGACGTAACAGGCAGCACCACCATTGACGGCCCGACATTTCGTACAAAGTTTGCCAATGTGTACACCGCAAAACAAACATTGGTTGACGCTATTTTTGCGAAGTCCAACAACAGCGCAATTACGGTCAATCCCAATGGGTCGCTTAGCAATGCCGGCACCGGCGCTCCGGTGTTGTCGCAAATTGCGGGCACATTGGTTGCCGGCCAAATCAGCGACGACTACTTAATCATCAACCTGAATGGACACGACATTGATGTTGAGCTCCGCTTTAACCGCACCACAGGCGGCCCGGCCAGCATCACATGGAACGGTTCAATTCTGCAAACCAGCAGGCCATTCTTGCCTGTTGAATTGGGTATCAACAACGTGTCAGCCACAGAGCCAACAGCGCCTTTTGCGCATCAGGTTTGGGTTGACGTTAACGGTTAACAACAAAAGGAAGTCATGCTCTCAATCATCACCCCCGTCCACTCCAAGGCCGCACCATTCCTGCGTGACACATACGAGTCATTGAAAGCTCAAACCGTGTCCGATTGGGAGTGGGTGACTGTTTTGAATTCGGGCGGCGCAATCCCTGACGACATCGCCAGTGACGCGCGGGTGAAGGTGTTTGCGCTTGACGACGACGACCCAACAGGCGAGCACAACCGCATTGGCCGGCTCAAGGGTTTTGCGTGCTCAAAAGCGGAAGGCGAAATTCTGGTTGAGCTCGATGCTGACGACCTGCTGGTGCCAACAGCGCTTGAGGAAATTGCGCTTGCGTTTTCCGATCCGACTGTTGCCATGGTGTACAGCAACAGCGCAGACTTCAAAGACGGAACATGGGAAGCCAGCACGTATTCTGAGTATTACGGCTGGCGGTCGCGCCCGTTTTTTCATGGGCAGCATGAGTTGAAGGAAACAATTGCATGGCCAGCGAGCCCGCAAATGATGCGCTACGTGTTTTGGGCGCCAAACCATGTGCGCGCGTGGCGTGCTGGCGCGTATCGAACGGTCGGTGGCCACGACGAATCAATCAAGACGGGCGACGATCACGACCTGTGCTGCCGCTTTTACATCGCCTACGGCGCGCAGGGCGTGAAGCACATTGACAAATGCCTGTATCTATACCGGTTGCACGACTCCAATTCCTGCGTGGTCAACAACGCCGACGTGCAGGAGCAAACGAAGCAGAATTATTTGAAGCACAGCCGGGCCATGATTGTTCGATGGGCAAAAGACCAGGGGACAGCCATGCTTGACCTGGGTGGGCGACTGAATGCCTGGGAAGGCTTCACGACTGTTGACCTGATGGATGCCGACGTGGTGACTGATCTGAATGACCGGTGGCCGTTTGAAGACAACAGCGTAGGCGTCATTCGGGCGTCGCACATTATGGAGCACCTGAAAGACCCGGTGCATGCCATGAACGAGGCATTCAGGGTGTTGGCACCGGGCGGCTGGCTGTTGATCGAGGTCCCGAGCACCGACGGTCGCGGCGCCTTTCAGGACCCGACGCACGTTTCATTCTGGAACGAAAACTCGATCTGGTACTACACGAAAAAAGAATTCGCCAGATTTATTCCGAAATTCGAGGGGCGCTTTCAAAACAGTCGCACCGTCACTTATTTCCCGTCAGACTTTGAGCGCGAGCACAACATACCAGTGGTGCAGGCCGATCTGATCGCGGTGAAGGGTGACTACAGCTTGCGGCCAGTAGGAGAGGTATTGATGTAATGGCCACCCTCAAGATTCGCAACGCAGCAAATACCGCTTGGTACTCGGTAGGCGGCGCCCAAGGCCCGCAAGGCTCCCAAGGTCCGCAGGGCTTCCAGGGTATGGTCGGCGCCCAAGGGCCCGCAGGAACCCAAGGGAACCAGGGCGCACAAGGCCAGCAGGGCGTGCAGGGCTTGCTAGGCTCGCAGGGTGTGGCCGGGAATCAGGGTTTTCAGGGCTCTACAGGCTCCGTAGGGGCGCAGGGCTTCCAAGGTCAGGGCGGCGCGCAGGGCGTGGCCGGGCAACAGGGTTCAGCGGGCCCGCAGGGCTTCCAAGGGGCAAGCGGCTCAGCGGGCTCCCAAGGGGCGCAGGGGCAGGCCGGGGCGCAGGGGCAGGC